TTATATGAAAGCAAAACCCATATAAATATTTATATATGTCTTTATCCCTCAATGATATTTGTCTCATCTAATAATGATTTATGACTTCCACTTTCTCTTGTTTCGGCAAGAAGTTCCTGTTTTATGTCTGAATTAGTAGCCGAATTGAATTTTGCCAAACTACGCATTAACATTGCATCTGGTTTTTTGACTGATTTATGTTCGCTAACTCTTAATGGAGATTTCTTTTCAAAATTATGTTTAATATCACTTTTTCTTTCTCCCTCGCTATTATCTTTTGGTTTCTCTTTGAGTTCTTTACTGCCCAAAGGATCTTCTCCAAAAGGATAATCCGATGCTTTATGTTCTCCAGATTGATCTCGTTCTATTTTTATTTCTTTAACTAAATCTTCTTCCGATCCTTCTTCTCCTCCTCCAAAATCAATTTTATCTTCTTCTTCTTCTTCATCTCCTTTACCCTTTTCTTTTTCACCCTCGCCTTCCCCTCCTTCGCCTCCTAGACCACCTAAATCAGGTCCACCTAGTCCGCCGCCTAGTCCTCCGCCTCCGCCTAATCCACCACCACCTTCTTCTCCTTTAGACCCACCACCACCCATTTTCTTAAATGGATGCGCGGGATCATTTCCTTCTTCTTCAATAGAAGTAAACCTATAATTTTGTTTAACATCTTCAACAATCTCATTTTTAATTGCTTCAACATCGTCATCAGACATCTTAAAGATATGTTTATAAATCCAATCCTTAGAAAATAGTTTAGCTTCCATCATATCTACAGCTACAGATACTTTATCCGCCCACATCGCTATCTTTTCTTGTTCAAAGATAGTGCTGGAATTGGTTAATTCTAATTCAAAATCAACCAAACTTTCGTCTCTATATCCCTGAGCATATAAATGAACAATAGCAATCTTTGTCAATTCGGATACAAGAATACGCTGAATACGCTGAATAGTTCTCGCAAATCTAACATCTAACGATGCCAAACTTGCTTTTCCACTTATACCTTCTTCATACCCCAAAAAGGCTTTAGGAATTTTAAGCGCAGCCATCATTTTATTTTTAACATACTCAATATCTTCAGTCCCAGTCCAATCCATACCACCCAAGGTATCAATACGAGTTCCACTATCTCCACCACGAACCGCAATAAAATAATCTTCTACCATATTCATTAAGTTAAACCGAAGATTATATTCCCCAGTAACTTCATCCATATACGGAACTTTCTTCATCAAATCTTTTTGTTTCTGCATATATGGCTCAACTTCGTTGGGCGGTATACCACCAATATCAGTGTAAAATATACGCTTTTCTGGAGCACGCATAATACGATGTATAAGCATAGCATCTTCCAATAAAGAAAGTTGCTTCCATACCCTACGAGCACCTTCTATCATAGATCGCCCGTATGGTAAAAAATTACTATCACTTAATAACCTAAAATGTGCCATTTCATAATTCTCACATATTTCAGCCTGAGATGTATCGGTGGGACGAAGTTGAAACTTAACATAACGCTTATTATATGGATCAGAATTTTCTATACGCTCTACATTATAAGCAGAAATGGGTTCTACCATATAAACCCCATATTCCGGAGTAATATATAACTTTAAAAAGAAATCCCCATATTTAACCATATTTCTGGTCCACGACCAAAGATTATGTTGAATATTTAAAATATCAACAAAAAGATTTTCCAAAATTTGTTTAACATTGTTGTTATCCGAATGAATAGTCAATATCTTACCCATCTCGTTATAGGTTAAACAATTATGGGTAAATAATTTAGATCCATCTTTTGTTTCTATAGCATATAAATGAGTAGTATTTCCAACATTTACTAAATCATACGCATTATATTCACCATCTATTTCTATAGATACTACCCTATGATTATTGGATCTTTGATAATCTCTTGCGCTAGAATATCCCATTAGTTTGTATTTTATACTATCTATACGCTTCGTATCATATTTTTTACAAATTAAAGAATTAAGATAGTTACAATCCTCTCTTAAAAGATTATATTTACTTTTAAGTTCATTAACAGATATTCCGGCTAATATATCTTTTTCATATTGTTGAATATCTACCTGACTTGGCCTATTTACATTTTCTATCCATCTTCCATTTTTATTTTGTTTAAGCTTGTTGCCTTTTCCAAACATTCCGTTTTTGTTACCCTTTAATCCATACATTTTTATTTTTTGTTCCAAAGTAAGACCAGAAACAAAATTATTCATAAAGTTTCGTTGTCTATCTGCCACTCTTTTTCTTCGTTCGTCCGTCCAGTATTTTTTGTGGAATTCCCGTATTTTTTCCTTATATTCGTGAGCTTTACTTGGATCTGCCCATAAATCTTTATTAAATTGAGAATGAACCAATTTGTGTTCTTTCCAGTGAAGCCATTTAAGATGGTCGGGATCATTATTCAATTTATTAAATGATGAATGATGTATAATTCTACTTCCTAATGGTAATGTATCTCTTTCTTGAATAAGTTTTGAAATGTTATTAGCTATAATCCGATGTGTATATTTCCATTTTCCATCATCTAATAACATTTCATACCCGCTCATAAACTTATTAGATGACAATTTTGTTTTAATAACTTTCAATGAAGTTCCCACCGACAATTCTGTTGTATTAATAATAGAACCATTAGATTTAACCCATTGATGGTTGGAAGTACATTTTATTTCCGTTCCATCGTCTAATATTATTTTATACATTTGCTTTTTTCCATTTAATGCTACCTTTTCACATTTTTCTGGAATAAAATTTCCATTTTTATCCAAAGAGTATACCCAAAAATCTTTTCTATTTTGATTATATAATTCGGATATTTTTATTTTTTCTCCGTTTAACAATGGAATAATAGTATCACCGTGGACGCACTCATCTGAGTACACGTCCAAAGCACTATTTAGAATTGGATCTTGATCCATCGTATTTTTCACAAAACAACTATCAGTAGCAAAATTGTGATACTTCTCCACGGTTACATCATAAACTTCTAATGGTCCAATACATTCTATAGACACAATTTTATGGTTCAATGTAGAAACCACTTCATTTTTAAACGAATGCCAATCAGTATTAGCAGTTTTTAATCGGTTTTGTATGGTACTATAATCACAACCAACATAATCTACCAATTTCCAAATGTTAAGCTTACCATTATCCTTATAACAATCGGCGGCTTTAATTTTTAATACTTCAATAGTTAAATCTTCTCTGAAATTAGGATTGTTTCCCTCAGTCCAGTCCCTATCTTTAATAAGTTCTTTAATAGAATTTGATCTTTTTTCGTTAGATTTGGCACTATGAGTTTTTCCATAAAATGGATTATTTTCGCCAGAACGTCTTCCATTCCATCTATGAAATTTTCTATTTTTATATCCTTCTGAAGATTGGACCTTTTCTATAGTTTTTTGTTTATTTTCCGGCGACCAGAGTTTATCAGCAATAATTTTACAATGATATTGTTTATGATCATTTTCGGTCATTATTTGTAAATTGTCGGGCAGATTATTGGTTTTATTAAAGTTTTTATGATGAACCACTTCATTTTCTGCTAATGGTCTATAAACCTGCTCTGCCACAATTTTATGAGAAGTTTGCCATCCCCTACTAAAATTGTATAAATGCTTATATCCTTGTCCATAAAAATCTTTTTGATAAAAAGGCATCACTGAATATCCCACCTTTAGATCATAAATCATTTTATATTCACCATTTCTCATTAAAAATGGATGTTTAATACTTCCAATAACATATTGTCCATTATCAAAAGTTACTTTATATCCTATTCTGGTTCCTCCGCCTTTTTTTCGTGGATGAAACGCTTTCCCCAATTTGATGGTATCTGTTTCGTGGTCATAAGAATAGACATAAAATCGTTCTTGTGGTTTATCCTTATATTTTTCCGTTAATTCTTTTATAGTGGGATATGTCCCATCTGGTAATGGAATAATAGTATCTGGGCCTACGCAATCATAATCTCTAAAAAGATCCATTCTGGCTGCTTGATAAGATAGAGCAAAATCTCGGGAATAAGCATTATAGGCGGTAGAACGAATGCGATTGAAGCGATCACGCAACGAATTGCGATCCGTTGCATACATGATATTGTCGGTATCTTTTATTTTTAATTGCTTACCGCCAACATTTCTAACGATAACATCTGTTGAAAACA